CGGCACTGCAGTTCCTGCGTACAATACGAATACCTCACCTACTGGAGTTTCGGGCACGGGCGCAGTGGGCACTGTGACTGTTGCGATTAATCGAACTGTACAGGCCGTTGGTGTTAGCGCGGCAGGTGCCGTTGGCACAGTCAGCTTAAGAGTAGACGACTCCGTTATCCCCGTCGGAGTAGCTGGTACAGGCGCAATAGGTACGGTTAAAATAGGCGGATGGTCACTTGTAAACGACGCTCAGACCGCCGTTTGGGTTGATGTAAATGACGCTCAAAATGCTACTTGGATACCCGTGGACACAGCGGCGTGAGGATAAAACATGGCTACGTATAGTAATGATTTACGACTAAAAGAGATTGCTACGGGCGATGAGTCCGGGACGTGGGGCACATCGACCAACACAAACTTATCGCTTGTCGCCGACGCATTTAGCCTTGGCACTAAGCAGATGGCTGCGGATGCGGATGAAACCTTCACGATGCCCGACGCCACGGCGGACGGCACACGCTCGCTTTACCTGAAGATTACCTCTGCGGTGTCGCTAACGGCGACGCGCACGGTGACGCTGGCGCCGAAGGGAATGAAGGTCGGCTGCCCCCCAAGTCCAAGGCATCCGCCGCTGGTGGTAAGGGCCATCCGCGCGCCGTAGCCCGGGGCGCCTGTGCCCTGACGCGATTTCTCGCTGGCGCTGAGCGGGACCGATTGGCTGAGGATCAGTAGGGCGAGGGTGGGGCCAAGCATTGGGGGCACGGTGTGAGGTGCCCGATAGCTTGTCTAGTGCCTACCGAATATCGGCGAGCGACCCGGCAACCGCGGGGTGACCGTCTCGGCGGCGCTTACCTCGACGCGGGACGGGTTGAGTGATGCGCATCTTGCGCCGGTTCGGAAGGACCTTAACGCCCAGGTGTTCCTTCAGTTTGTTCGACACTGTTGCGGCGGATCGCCTCACCGCCTTGCCGATCTCGGGCAAGGTCAAGCCATCCTCGAACAGTCGCAGGCACAAGGCGAGGTCATCCTCGTCAAACAGATCGACCGACACGAACACCCGCGCTTCGCTGGCCTTTGGCGCAGGCTTCGGCATCGGCTTGGGCTTCAATGCTTGTAATAATGTTTTGGGCTTGTGTGCCGTAAAGCGCTTGGCTTGCAGCATCTTCGGCAGTTTCCTGCGCATTGGCTTTATAGGAGATTGTTACCTTATTGCGGATATCTCCGATGCGGCGAGATGTTGCAAGACCTCTAGATAATGCGTGATGTCCAGTTAATTCGGTATAGCCATTAACCGCAAGGTATTCGCCGCGATGGGTACTATCTGCATACCCAATACGCCCTAGACTGTCTTCATAAATATATCCAGCGCCAGATGTGGCAAGACCTGCAACTAATGAGTAAACATCTGTAACGCTTGCATTACGGGCTGCTAGTTCATAATCGCCTGGCTGATCTATTTCACCAAGTCCAGAATTTTGCGCATTTGCCCATGTCTCTGTGGCTGGATAAGTAGACCATTGGATAGATGCTGGAACTTCATTCCAAGAGTTATATAAAAGTCCACTAAGGATTGAATAAATCTGATTGCCATCAAAATCTTTAGATAGCACGCCTTCGGTAAGGATTTTAGGTAACTTTGAAAGAGCGCCTAATGCTGTAACCGTAAAACTCTGGACGATAGCATTAGATCCGCTCATGGTAACGCTCTGGTTGATATCTGTGACGAATCCGCCAAATATAGGCTTAAAAGTATTAGTTGAGTCTTTGACCTGTAATGCGAAAGAATCGTTTACATCGATGGATACTGCGCTTTGGTCTGTGTTGATAATTTCTACTGTGCAATATCCTGCTACTGGTTGCTGGTAAATATCAGTACGTCCAGATGTAATCGTTAGATTAGCAAGGGTTACTGTTGTAAATGTTCCCCCATCTATCGATAGTTGCCAGACTGGATTCCAGTTGCTCATCGATCAAACGCACCTGCGCCTAGTGTTCCGCGTGCTGTTGAATCGTTAAGAATTTGTACAATTTGGCGAGCAGTAGATTCTGAGTCAATAGCGCCGTTTACTGTGATGTTAATGTTTTCGGCTGCTCTAAATCTTTGTAATGCAGATGGTTGCACTAAACCTGCCTGAGTTTTAAAAATTTCTGCCTGAATAATTAAATCATCACGCTGAGCAACTAATGCGTCTATTGCAGATTTAATACCTGATTTTCCGCCGCCGCCTGTTCCTGTTCCAGAGCCGCTTCCAGCACCGCCAGCAGTTCCACCGCCACCGCCCATTCCAAGAATTCCGCTTATTGAAGATGAACTAAGTCCAAAAGAACCGCCGCCGCTAATTGCGCTAGGCGCACCGCCTGTTGCAAAACTCTGTGTTCCGTATGCACTAGCGAATGCAGTTCCTTGAATGCTCTTAATTTTGCTAATTCCAGCGCCGAATAGGTTAAGGAATGAAATTACTTGGTTAGCCATTTCAATGATAAAACTGATTAATTCCTTAATAATTGTTACTACAACTGTGGCAGTCTGAGCCACTAATTTTAATACTGTAATAAATCCTTCCATGCTGGATTTACCATCTGTTGAAAAGACTGCCGCTAACTGTCCAATGCTTTTAGCAAGTGATCCAATATCTTTTCCAACATTATATGCGGCTATTCCAGTTTCATCTAAACCTTCTACTGCGCCATCGTTGCCTGTTAAACCAGCAATAAATGCGTTAAATGCTGGTAGGGCTTGTTCGTTAATAAATTTTATTAGGTTTTCCATAATAGGCAATAATGCAAAACCGATAGTCTCTTTTGCTTCGTCGAAGCCGATGCGCATCTGCTCCATCTTAAATGCAAGGGTATCTGCGTTAGCGCCTAAGTCTGGATAGATTTCATTTATTCGTGCAAGAATTTCAGCAAATGTTTTGCCCTTAACTTCGGCTGCCGATAAACCAATGCCTAATTTAGCAAGAGATGTAGTGTTTCCATCCTGAGCCTTAGCAATAGCATTAGCAACAGTCTGTAACTCAACTCCACTATTTACCGATACTCTTGTAGAGACTTCTAATAGATCCTGAGCCTCTTTAACGTTATTGGTTGAAAGAGCCAAGCGCTCTAAGGCTGGGCGAAGTTCACTATCTGATTTTGCAGTTTGAAGCGAAAGAGTAGTTATGTATTTCTCTGTCGATGCAATCTGGGCATCTGTTGCATTAGTTGCATTCTTTAATGTTGTGGCTAACTTGGCTTGTGCGGCTTCATCTTCGATGGCTGCTTTAACTCCATCAATGCCAATCTTTACTGCGTAGGCTGCTGCTGCCGCTGCTGCGACCGCAAATGCCTTGGCTGCGACTCCGCCAAACTTGGTTAGTTTATCGCCAAAAGTATCGACCTCTTTAGCGCCCTTATCAAGATTCTTTGTAAACGCATCAATATCTGCAATGAGTTTAAGGGTTAATGCTCTAGTACCTGTTGCCATTATCCCCACTCTTTCAAGATGCTACTGAATGATGCATTCCAGCGTGCAAGAATCTCTGGCTGAATTTTGCGTAAAGTTGGATAGATATACCAACCGCGAGATCCGCGACCTTCACGCCCAGACCAGATTGGAAACTGCTTAAATTTATTAGATCCAAATTCTGAGCCACCCCAGATTTGTTTGGTAGTTGCTCCGCCTGAGAACTTTTGATTTGCAAATCCATAAGTGATTTCACCGATTTTAGATGAATACTTAACCTTAGCGCCTGTTGCAACTCTTACTGCAACTGCCTGACCAAACTGGCGAGATGCAGCAGAGTCAATAATAGAAGATCTGGCGTATTCGGAAATAGCCGCCGATTCCCTCTTTGCTTCCTCTACTGCACCTTCGCTCATGTTTTTGAATGCCTTAAATACCTTGGAGAGTTCGGCTTTATCTAGACCAGTTTCAGCCATTACCGTTCCTCTCTTTTAGTATTTCAAACGCCGTTATTACATCTTCTGCCGTTTGCCATTCACTCATCGGAATCCCTGTCGCTATTGCTAACGAGATTAAGATTCTGTTGATGGATCCTGACTCATGGCTTTTGGGCTATCTGTCTCTCCAACCGTAACTTCCGCT